TTCAGGCGGAACAATCCAAGGAGAATTAGCCGCTTGCCAGAGGTATTATGAAAAGTCTTACATCAATGCAACTGCACCAGGTACTGCAACAGGTGATGGCGCGTCTTACAGTTTTACAAATAATGCTGCCCAAACAACCTCATTTATAGGTTACGAAGCAAGATGGAAAGTGACAAAGCGCGGCGCGCCTACACTGACAATTTACGACACTTCAGGCAATTCTGGTAAATGTACTAGAACACTATTAGGAACTGCCGATTCAAGCAATCAAACAGTTGCAACGGCAGCCGTGACAGAAGTCGCTGCAATTGTGTATTCCTCAGGTACTTACAATGCTGGCGGTATCAATTTCCATTGGGTAGCGAGTTCGGAGTTATAAAATGACAAACACTTATCAAATTAAAACAGACATCTTCGGTCAAGATTATTTAGAAATGACTACACCTGAAGGCGTGGTGTCTTTTGTGCCTATGGTTGCAGGTAACGCAGACTATGAGAATTACCTAAACCCTGAAGCGGAACAATCCACACCGAGCGTTACTAATGGAGACTAGCTATAACGGCTATCCGGCATCTAAAGATCCGGATGCTATAAAGATAAAGTCCTATCCTGTAAAGGGTACGGATCGTAAGCTAAGGTGTGCCGAAAGTGTTGGGCCTCTTTTGGCCGCCTTTGCTGCGGAGTTTCACGAGCTGATCGAACCGATCGATGAGGGCACGTTTGACGATTGGGCATATGCCTATCGCATGGTGCGAGGCAACCCTACAAAGCTATCGTGCCACTCATCCGGGACGGCTATCGATCTCAACGCTACAAAGCATCCGCTCGGTAAGTACGACACTTTCCCGGCTGAAAAAATACCAATGATTAGAGCCCTTGCTAAAAAGTACGGCCTTAAGTGGGGCGGAGACTTTAAGAGCCGTCCGGACGATATGCACTTCGAGGTAGAGGTATCGGCTACTAAGGCTAAACAACTAATAGAAAAGTTAGGATTAAAAAATGAATAAAAAACAATTAGAAGCAGCAGCTAAATCATATGCACGAGCAGCGCTCGCATCTGTAGCAGCTTTGTATATGTCCGGTATTACTGATCCAAAAGTATTAGCTAATGCCTTTATCGCCGGCCTCGTAGGTCCGCTACTTAAAGCGGTACAACCAAGCGAGAAGCAATACGGCATAGGCTCTAAATGATCCGGGCCCTGATAGGGGCGATAGTGGGGACTATTCTCCTATCGGGGTGCGGTTACGATGGGTGGGTAAGATATGAGTGCCAAGAATACGAAAACTGGGAGGCCCCTGAGTGCACTTCGCCTCAATGCGAAGTTACCGGGACCTGCACTAAGGACCTTATTACGACAGATGAGTAAAGAAAATAAACGGCTAACGCCTGAGGATATCCATGCTCGCCTCATATTTTTAATTGGCGCGGTACTTGCTTTTACCTTTTTTGTAATTACCGGAGGTGCTGTATATGCCCTTGTCTTTGTTACGCAGCCGGTAGGAGCTCAAGCGCCTAACGATCGAGACTTTATACAACTATTACAAACCTTGGCCATATTCTTAACCGGGGCTCTAGGCGGCGTATTAGCCGGTAATGGCCTAAAGTCTAAACCTAAAGAGCAGCCTAAGACCGACACGCCAAACACGAATACACTTTGACATCTGACAAAAAGCCCTCATACTGATACTACAAACGCTGAGAGGGCTACTCGGTTAGTAGCTTGATCGGCCTTAACAAAGGGCTAAGTAATGAATAGTTTAGATATATTGATCGGGTTAGCAGCTTGTGGCATAGGCTTTATGTTTATGGTCATTGGTTACTCTATAGGTTTTAAGCATGGACACGGCGAAGGTTTTGTACGTGGTCGCGCTATTTCTCAAGCTCTTAAAGACAAGGAGCTAATCTAATGAGTTTTCTAGATAACTATGAGGACGTAAACGCAAGGATTACTCGTTTTCGCTCCGAGTTTCCCTCAGGCAGATTAATCACCATCATCGAGGATAAAGATTTAACGGCCGGATGGGTGCTTATTAGAGCTGAGGCGTATCGTGAGTTTGAGGATGCGGTACCTAGTGCAGTCGATTACGCATATGGCAACGTAGCAAGCTTGACTCAAAATATGAAAAAATGGCTTATAGAGGATACATCCACAAGCGCGATAGGCCGCTGCATCGGGTTGCTAACCCCTAGTCCTGCCGGACGGCCTACACGTCAGGATATGGAACGCGTGGAGACACTACCCGCAGCCTCAGATCCTTGGGCAACGGTAAAGATTGCCCAAGATACAGGTACAACAGCTTTAACTACTGCGATGAAAGAGATCGGTGCTCAACTAGGCGGTGAGCTAGTAGCCGAACCTGCTCGATGTGCTCATGGCACGATGATTTGGAAGCAAGCGGCAGCTGGTAGCCCTAAGAACTGGGGCGGGTACTTCTGTACTGAGAAAACTAAAGCTACTCAATGCCAGCCTTATTGGCATGTATTGGCCAGCGATGGCAAGTGGAAGCCTCAGGTATAACCATGGGTGAAATTACATTTATCAAAGACGGCTATGCAACCGTAATACACGATAACGGCGACATGACCGTTACAGCTTTAGATCGATGCGATCAATGCCTTGAGTGGCAGAGCACTAGCGGCGGTCTACAAGTGCGCGACTACGGCCAAGAGGTCGTGCTATGGCTATGTGCGGCATGCAGGGCCTAATGATCGACCGTGTAATCCTTGACCGTTCGCAAGAGATTACCGCTCACCGTACCGCTTTAGATCGTGCCGCTGTTATGGATGAGTCATGGTTTCGCCTATATGGTCAAAACCTGAATTATCACGAAATGATAACGCAACACGCAGAAAGCGTAGGCGCAGAGATAGCTGTAGCTGAGTACTTTGGGCTACGTAACTTCATGCCTAGCATCAATACCTTTAAGGCTGAGCCTGACGTTGAGACTTTAGAAGCTCGCATCGAGGTTAAACACACGAAATGGGCCAATGGGCATTTGATATTACAAGAGTCTCAGCGCTCGCGGCCTAACGATGTCTGCATATTGGTCTATGGAAAGAGCCCGGTTTATCAGCTACTCGGATGGATACCGGCGCACATGGCGATGATGCCGAGATATAAGCACACACAGCAAGGCAACTACTGGGTGAGCCATCGCAACCTATTCGAGATGAAGTATTTAAGGAGCTCTAACTATGGCGATACTCAAATCTAACTGCCGCATATGTAAGAAGGTTACAGAGCATGAAGATCGAGTCGTAACCGAGAACCTACCCCCCTACGTTAAAACGCTTCAATGCGTTAAATGCGGCGTTATGGGCGTTGTGTTAATGGAGGACATCCAAGTTGCCGACCTATGAATATGAGTGCATGGAGTGTCGTATCAAGTACGAGGTTGAACAACCTATGGACAAGGTAACTACTCCCCTGTGTTGTACGCATCCCATGAGACAGATCTACTCTGCTCCTGGTCTTAGCTTTAAGGGCACAGGATGGGGCCATCAATGAAGCTACATGACACGCCCAAGATCCCGCGTATTATCAAATGGATTTGGATACTCATGCTACCCTTGTGTAGTTCATTAAATACTCCTGCTAACGCAGTTGAGATAAATGAGATAGACAAATATAAAATATACATACATATAAAAGTAATGAATTATAAAGAGTTTGTATGTATAAATAAACTATGGACTAAAGAAAACAGGTTATGGGATCCCTATGCCAAGAACCCTAAGAGCTCTGCATTTGGTATACCTCAGCTCTTAAAGCTAAAAGAAACTAATCCATATGTACAAATGGATTTGGGATATAAGTACATAGTCCATCGTTATAAGACTCCATGTAATGCCCTTGCATTTCACATACGTAAGGGGTGGTACTAATGGTTCAGGGTAGACATGATCCAAGGCTTAGCCGCAAGTACAAGGCACAGCGCCTTATCGTTTTGGCACGTGATGGCTATGTATGTACGTACTGCGGACAGGATGCTACGACTGTAGATCATATTGTTAGCCTCAAACATGGAGGCGATCCAATCGCTTTAGATAACATGGTGGCCTGTTGTAAGCGATGCAATAGCTCAAAGGGTTCACGCTCACAGGCTGTTTTTTTAGCACAAGCGGCTAC